ACACCACGGCCTCATGGAACCGAGCTAGGGCGTCGACCATCATCTTCGGGCGGTTCGTCCACCACTCCAACGGCCGCTGCCCCGACGCCCGCACCAACAGGCGGTGCCCAAACTCCTCAGTCCACCGATCCAAAGCGTCCTGCCAGAACGCCGGGTCCGCGTAGAACCCGATCACCTTGAACCGGTCGAACGCAGCTGCGACAGTCGCGTCGACCGCGACCCGATCCACCTGCCACGTGTCACCACGCCGACCGTCCGGCTTTTCCCAACACCCCAGCAGCTCAAGATGCCCATCGGAGACCCGGCACGCCACCAACGCCGTCGAGTCATCCCGGACCGCCCCATCAAACCCGAGCGTGACCATCTCACCATCGGCGATCGACCGCGTCGCATCCGAGCAGGCGGCCCACTCGTGCGCCGCGACCCACGCATCCGACGTTGACGTCTCGGCGTTGAGGAAGAACCGCCGGCTATCCAGCACGTCGTTCCGCGGGTCGTAAAAATCATCCACCAACGCGTCGAGGTCGTTCCACCCCATGGCGTCCCCGTACGCCTCAACAATCCCCGCACGTAACTCCTCCTCGTCACCGAGGTCCTTACACTCACCCCACCGATGGTCATAAAGAAGTCGCTGCCGGCGAGCGCGGCCCTCTTTGATCGCCGTCGCAAGCTGATACGTCTCCTCAGCCGTCGAATCTTCACCCGGCGCGAACATCGTCGTCGTCTCAAGAAACCACGTACCCGCTATCTTCTTACGCTTCCGCAGGTTCCTCGTCACCGTCTTATACATCTGCCGCAAATCCGGTAAATTATAGAGATGCGACTCGTCGAACACCGCGAACGTCTCAATCCCACCATCTTTAGCCGCGGACGACGCCGTCGACGGCCGGATCTCACCACCGCCAGGCAAGAACACCCGAGTCAACCCAGCATCCACACCCGGAACCTCAGACAACGGGCCCTCAGTCAGGTTCAAATAGATCGTGTTATACACGTTCCCCGTCTGGTTCTCCTCAGTGGCCATGATCCGAATGAACGGGGCCTGCACCGGACGGCCCATCGGCTCACCCGGCGCATACTCGTACTCGAAACCCATACCCCACGGATCCGAATACACCTCACCACCGGCCGCGAACCCAGCGAACCGGCACGGACCCAACGCCTCAAACAACGAAAACCGGCCACCAAACCCCGACTTATCGCACCCCTTCGGTCTCGACAGGAACGCCGAGTCATACAGCAACCGCCCAGACTCATTAAGGGCATAGCAGTCCACCACGAAACCCGAATACTCGTCACCATGGGCGATCGGCTGACCCTGCACATCCCCCGGACCGTGGACACAGAAAAACTCCATCCACGCCAATCCAAGCCAGCCCAACGACCGGGCCCGATCATGCCCAGGGGCGCGCACCAACGTGCGCGGCACCGTCTCAGCCCATCAAACGAGCCCGACGCGACGCCAAATCAGCCACCGAACCACCAACCGGCCTCGGCTCCGCATCACTAGGCACCACAATCGACTGCCGCAACCGCAAACGATCCTCAACCGTCGCCCCGAACTTCGCCGCACGCAAACGCAACTCCGCAGCGAACTCCCAACGACCCTTAGCCCACATCGTATGATGCATCAACGCCGTATCCAACAAAAACGACCAATCAGTCGCCTGAAACTCCTGCGCCTGCGCCGACCGACGCCACGTCTCCCACCACACCACCGTCCGCGGATGCCAATCCACCTCACCCGGCAACTCCGGACCCCGCACCACACCATCAGCCTCGATCTGACGAGACGGCGCCTCATCCCGCGCCCTCGAACGACGCCCCTTAGGCGCCGGACCATGACCAGCCATTACCCATAACCTCCCATGTCGGGAAACGAGAGGCTGCCGTGTCGGCGCACTCTCAACCGAACAGCATCAGCTGCTCACCGCCGCCGCCAGCCGATTTACGGCAGTTGCAGAGGTAATGCGCAGTCCATACGTTCGCGGGCTCATGCGTGCCGCCTTTCGCTAACGGCACAATATGATCCAAGGTCGGCGCCATTGGATGCGGCACCATTTTACGGCGGTCCACTTTTTTCCTGCATAACTGACAGCGCCACCCGTCACGCTCATAGATGTAACGAGCGGACACCCTGGCCTTGTAAGCGCCCCTCTTACGCACACGCCTTAACGACTTGTGATATCGACTGTTGCAAACAGCAGAGCAACAGCGGCTGGTCAGGTTGTCGCACGCCATACGATCACGAATGAACCAGGCGCCGCACCTGATGCACATGCCCGCCGAAAACCGCGCTAATCGCGGCTTGTATCTACTGGGATGATCGGGTGGTACAGGAGTGGACCTAATGGGGTGCCTGTCAGGCACCAGAGAGCTCGGCCACGCACCGTTACGCAGGTACTGCTTACACGGCAGACTGCACGCCGTGCGCCCTCCATGGTCATACCGGGCACCCTGCCGCCGCTCAACAACAGTTCCGCACACGGAACACGGCAGGAACGTCCGGTGACGCCGCGCGTACTCAGCCCGATACCTAGCCTGGTGCTCCGCAAGCCGCTCCCGCAGTGCTCGTTCTCGGCCGTCCGCCTTCCGAGCAGCCTGATAACCGCGGTTCCTGCACGTCTGGCCGCAGTACTTAGCCAGAGCGGTACGAGACGTGAAGGTGACACCACAAATCACGCAGCTACACGTATGTCGGATAGGCGTCCGCTCAGCGCGCCGCGCTTCGAGCATGGCCGCGTGCGTCCCATCCATGCGGTCACGTGCATCCTTGGCACGAGCCCGACAGATCGCATTGCAGTATCGACGAAGCGGTCCTGGACGGCGCGGAGTAGGCAGATCTAACTGTTCACCGCAGTGCACGCAGACGCCGGCGGCCTCGGCCTGACGGTGCATGTCGGCAGTATACGCCGTCACATACCGTCACGTTAGATCGTCACCGAGCATTCCCCAGACCCACGCACGCCGCGATTTGGAGCACTTCTCGGCCGAGAAGCCACCCCGGGGGGAGGAGCCGGTGCCAGGTAGGCCCCATCGGGAGGGTCACCCTGTTATGAGTCCGGGGTGTTTTTCTGGTGTTCGTTGTTCGCGGTGTTTCCATCGTGCTTGTGCTGCTTCGTGTTGTGTCTTGGTTCGGTGATGTTCGGCGCAGAGTGATATTAAGTTGTTTTGTTCATGATTGTTTGTTTGATCTATGTGATCGACTTCGGTTGCTGTCATGGTACATCGTTGGCCGTTGACTTGGGCTCTGCATCTGTGCCCGTCTCTGGCTAGGGCTGCTTTGCGTGCTTGTTGCCATTGCCATGATGATCGGTCTTTGCGTGGTGTGTTGCGTGTCCATGCCTGCCCCATGCCCGGCTCCCTGCCTCACCCATGGCCTGGCCCTGCTGTGCCTGGCGGTGGTGGGTGGGGCGGGCTGCGCTCACGCGCCTAGGAAGCGTAAGGTCCGCTCTCTCCCGCCCCGCTGCCTAGTATACCTAGGTCTTACTATCTCTTACTAATAGCTGGGCTTTGGTTTGGGTCCTGGTTTCTTACCGCCATTGCCCTTGATACGTTTGTCTTCAGGTGTTGCGCTGCTGGGTTGATTCTTGCTGGGTTGTTTCCCTCTGTCGTCTGCCATGCCGGGGTCTCCTGTTAGCCTGGTCCTACTATCTTGCCTTTGGGTGGTTTGCCGTGGGCTACTCGGTTGAGGTCTGCTCCTGGCCAGTAGCCTTTGACTGCGTGGAACCAGGCTGCGGATACGCGGTTGGCCATGGCTGGTCCCATGAATTTGACGAGGTGTGCGTGGAGGGTGGTGAAGTCGTCCCATTTGGCGCGGCCGGGGCCTTTGGTCCAGTCAATACCATTTGAGGTATCCAGCTGATCCTGGCTTGGGGTTTGCTGTTGCTTCTACCCCGCCGTGTGCTGATACGCCTGCCATGGTTTCACATCACCCCCCGTCGTTTTCTTCGGCTCGTGTGCCTTGGTATGCGGCGAAGTGTCCGACCGCGTTGGCGTAACACGAAATGAGGCCGACCCAGAGTACGGAGTCGTGCCACCAGAGGACGGTAGGAATAACGAGGAGGAACCAGGCCGCGGTGAGGGTGGCGTGTAACCGCTTGTAGAAGTGTGCGTTGGGAGCGTGCATGTGCGCTCCCCTGGTTATTCGAGGTTGTTGACTGCGTGTCGGTATGCGGTTTGTACTTCGGCTGGTAGGTCTGGGTAGGTGTCGCGGAGGATGTCGAGTAGGTCGGCGAGTGGGTAGCGTTGGTCGTCGCGGAGTTGCCGGCCGGAGGCGATGGTGCGCCAGGCGTGGGAGTGCATGGCCGCGGTCACGCTGGCCACGCGAGGCCGGGCCAAATCGGGAACGAGTCGGCGCTCTCTGGTCTGTTTCCTACACCGCATCCAGTATCTAGCCAATACATAGCTTCACAAGATTTACATTGAACGAAGACCAGACGACCTTCGCTCGCTAGTAGGTACAGGCCAGCCTGGCTGCCGCAGGGTGTGCAGGCTATCCACACACGCCGCGCTGGATCGCAGGCGGGGTCAAGTACCGCGTTGTTTTTCATGAACTAAATACCAAACGATGTATTTGACCGCTGGCCATGGGGTTCCGCTAGGCAGGCCTAGGATGGCACCTATTTCGTCGGCTCGTTTCGCAAGTCGGGGGTCACTGTCCTCGTAAAACCCCTCGTTCCGTATTTCTTGGAGGAGTTCCGGGGGAGTCTTGTCCACGTGCAAGCAATCCTTCCTAGCCACCGAGGATCCCTGCTTGTTCGAGCTGCGCGTAGATGGCGCGCTGGACTGGGTCGAGGTTGGAGTAGAGCCGGCGCACTGCGTCGCATTCGTTGGCGTAGACGGCTAGGAGGTCGAGGTCGGCGACGCACGCTGACAGGGTCGCGGCGAGCAGGGTCTGTTCGTTCTGCGCCAAATCCATGGACCAGTCGACGAGTTCGTTCATGCGGTTGTCCTCAATCGCTGCCCGGGGTAGATGAGTGACGGATCGCTGATGGTGCTGCGGTTGAGCTCGTACAGGGCGTGCCAGTCGACGCCGGTGCGTTGCCCGATCTGAGAGAGCGTGTCACCGGCTTGCACTGTGTAGGTGGTGACGGGGCTGGGTGAGGCTGGCGCTGGCTTGGTCACGGGTCGCACGGCTGGTGCTGCGTTCCATGCTTTCTTGCCGCACACGGGCCAGTTTTGGAGTCCACGGGTGACGCCCTGAGTGGCGATGATGTGCTCGGCTACGGCGATCTGCGCTTCTCGGGAGGCTTGGTTCGGCATCCCAGTGCCACCGTTCGCTCTCCATGTGGCGAGGTTCCATTGGAGTCCGCCCAGGTAGCCGTTGCCGGTGTTGATCGCCCAGTTACCGCCGCTTTCGCAGCTCGCGATGCTGTCCCAGGAGATCCCTGAACCATCAGCGGCGTGCGCGAGCCCGGCGGTGACGGTGACTGCTGCTACGGCGGTGAGTGTGGCGCCGGCGGCGAAGGTGACGGCTGGGTTGCGGCAGGGCCTGCGTTTGTGGTGTTTCCCCATGCCCGGGAGTGTCCACTGTGGACGGGCGCCGGGTTAAACACTGGTTGCCCGGTTTGCGGCGAGCGGCTAGTTACACGCGGTGAGCGTCAGGTGACGAGGGTGCCGATGCCGACGAGGTTGTCGGCGTAGCCCAACTTGCCGCCCACGAACGGGCCACCACACGAGATGAGGTTGATTTGGGACTGGGTCTTTGGTCCCCATACGAGGTCTTTGGCCTCAGCGGAATCCCAGGAGAGGGTGTTCGGGGTTTTGTTCTTTGGGTCCTTGCTGATCTGCACCAGTTTGGTGATGCGGTAGGTGCAGGATTTGCCGTTGTCGAGGCCGACGGTGACGAGGTCGCCGGCCTTGAGGTTTTTGAGGTAGTACAGGACGCCCTTTTGGTGTGACCCGTCGATGTGGCCGAGCAGCGTGAAGGGCACCTGTTGTGGTCCTGGGGTGCAGGGCGCGGCGCCGCGGGTGTAGTAGCCGAGTACCTGTGGCTGTTTGACGCTGGGGACCTGAATGGTGCCGTCTGGGTTGAGGCCGTCTGCTTCGAGGCTGGTTGCGTGCACGCCGATGGACGTGATGTCGACGGAGGTTGGCAGCGCGGGTGGTGCCGGTGGCTGCGTTGCTGTCTGCGGCCCAGCAGGTGGTGTGGTGGCCGGTTGGCTACTAGCGCAGCCGGCGACTGCTAGCGCCGCAATGAGCGAGGCCAGCAGTCGCCGTGGCTGAGCGTTCAGTTGCTACCCGCCATAGATCCATCTCCAGTAGCTACCGGCCCGGACGGGACCGCGGGAGACTGGAACACGGGGCCGGGGAGCACGGTGGCCGGTCCTTGGACGACGGGTCCGGG